CATTCAGCGACAGACTATATAGACCCTTATGGCACAGGATTTTCATTATCACTGGACACTGAAATAAATGAAAATGGAAAATCATTCATCTTTTACGCAATCGCATAACCATAGGAACAATCAACTATGAACTATAGAAACAAAGCAACAGGCGCAGTTAGCAATCAAGGCGAAATCCGCAGAGCTAACGCAAACACTTCATTCCCTCGCGTGTGGGACGCAGACGTTTGCACCCACCTCAACATTGACCCTGTTCTGGCAGCACCACAGCCGTCATGTACTGCATTGCAGCAAGTTAACTCTGTTGCCCCAGTACAAGATGCTAGTAACAACTGGGTTGAAGGATGGGAGGTCGTAGACAAGTTTGCAGACACGACAGTAGATGGTGTCACTACTACCAAAGCAGAGCATGAAGCAGCATACACAGCGAGTGAATTAGCTAAAGTCGCAGCAGCAGCCCGTGTTACCCGTGATGGTTTACTGGCAGCTACAGACTTTTACGCCCTTAGTGACGTTGTTATGACTTCTGAAATGACTACGTACCGATCTGATTTAAGGGCAGTACCAGCACAAGAAAACTTCCCCACAACAATTACATGGCCCACAGCACCTTAAAGGGAGTTTGATATGAGTAAAGCAAGAGACATAGTAGAGACTCTACGCACAGTATTGGTTGATGGTGATGTAACTAATGCCAACTTCACTGGTGCTGATTTAGACATTGGTAAAGGCGGCACAGGCGCAAGTACAGCAGGTGCTGCTAGGACAGCGTTAGGGCTTGCTATTGGTTCTGATGTACTCGCACCAAACGGATCAGCAGCTAACCTAACGAATCTACCAGCAGGGGGTGCAGAGGACTTTGTAGCTTCTGGAACATTGCCTAATGGTAAGCCCGTTATTCTAAAGGCCAATGGTCAAGTTGAAGCTGCTGGCTTTGTTCCTACATCAGTTTCTCAAGACATACCAGAGGGCGACCTTACTGTATTTAACGCTGCTGGTTGTGATGAAATTATATCTATGTCTTTTGACCCCAACACGGCTGGAAAGTTTGTGGTGGCATGGAGAGAAGGAAGTGTGGGTCAACTCTGTATAGGTACTAGAGTTGGTTCAGTATTAACTTTTGGTACGGAGGTTGTTTTTGCCAGTTCAGTAACTGCATATCTTCAAGTAGCTTATGACCCGAATAATGCCAACAAGTTTGCAATAAATTATGGAATTGGTGGCAATGGTTACGGAACTTGCAGGATCGGTGTAGTCAGTGGATCATCGGTAAGTTTAGGTAGCGCAGTCACTTGGGCCTCTGGCGAGGTTCAACGAGTTAGATTTGCGTTTGACCCTAGTACCAACAATAAATTTGTTGTTTGTGCAAGAAATGAGGGCAACAGCAATAAAGGTGAAGCTTATGTAGGAACAATCAGTGGAAGTTCTGTCAGCTTTGGTAGTGCTGTTATATTTAATGACGGCAGCACTAACTCTGTGGATATTTCTTTTGATGCTAAGACTGCCAATAAGTTTATTGTTGTTTGTCGAGCAGATAATGACAGTAATAAAGGCAAGGCATCTGTTGGTGTAGTCAATGGGACTGGCATTAGCTTTGGCACTGCTGTTGAATTTAGCAGCACAGCCGCCTATGTGCGTTGTGATTATGATCCCAACACCGCCAACAAGTTTATTTTGACATATCGTGAGGATAGTGCTGTTGCTTCTTTAATAAAAGTTGGCACAGTGAATGGCACATCAGTAAGTTTTAATTCCGCAGTTACATGGGAATCAATAGACGCTACTTCTGGTGAACAGTACGACATATCGTGGGATAAAAACACTGCAACTAAATTTATAATAAATTATAAGGTTGGTACTTCACAAGCTAAAGTGGCGTTAGGAACTTTCAATGGCACTTCCGTAAGTTTTGCCACTTCTGCTGTATTTTTAGACGCTGGTATTACCATAAGTTCGTCTGGATTTGACACTGAAAATGGTGTATTTGTGGTTGCATTTTCCAAGCGAACCGCAGGGGGTGGGACAACAGGTACTTTTCATGGGGCTGCATTAGTTTCTCAAATAGCAACAACAAAATCATTGACTAACCTAACCGCAACCAACTTCTTAGGCACAGCCACAGCAGCCTACACCAACGGACAAACCGCCAGCATCATGCTTAAAGGCGGTATAAGTGATAACCAAACTAGCTTAACTGCTGGCTCGACTTACTTTGTACAACCTAACGGTACTTTTGCTACTAGTGCTGGCACACCATCTGTTCAAGCAGGTGAGGCGGTATCAGCGACAAGCCTGTTGTTAAATGCTTTGGCTCGACCATCTGCTCCTGCTGGATTAGTGCTACTAGGCACAGTCACAGGGTCAAATGCTTCTACTATTTCGTTTGGTGATGTTATGTCATCTACATATCACACATATATTATATATGGAGAGGGGATTTTTCCACACTCCAATAACGACTATCTAAACTTCCGCGTTAAAATGGGTGGTAGTTTTACGTCTGCCAGTATTTATGAATTTACTGCCGCTGGTAGTCGTCAAAGCGTAGACGCACTGCTGCATTTAGGAGGTTGGCAAACTGGCATTGTTTATTTAGCAACAGGACTAAGTAACGCAAGCAATAAACATGGTGGTCTAAGTATGACTATATATAACCCCAGTTCATCTTCCGTAAAAACAGCATTTGAGTGGAAACATAGTGCTTATCGTTACAGTGATGAAGCACTTATGTATACAGGCGGTGGTATTATTAATAATAGTTCTGCAATTACAAGTGTTCAATTTGGGTGTAACAACGGCAACCTAAGTGGAACTTTTAGAATTTATGGAGTATCTAAGTAATGACTAGACACCACGCAACATCCGAAGGAAATATACCCTTCACAGCAGCCGAAGAAACAGCCCGTGACGCAGAAGAGTCAGCATGGGCAGCAGGGGCAGATGATCGTGCAGCAGCAGAGGCTAGAGATAAACGCAACGGCCTACTCGCAGCTACTGATTGGACGGCTAATTCTGATGTAACAATGACAACGGAAATGACAGCGTACCGAACTTTATTGCGTAACCTGCCAGCACAATCAGACTTCCCTACAACGATTAACTGGCCCACTTCGCCATAGGAGACTTTATGTCATTACTTTATGGGGGCGAAAGGTTCGATGGGTACAACAAGCCTAAAGCATCAGCCAAAGGTAATAAATCCCACGTAGTTGTTATTAAAGATAACGGAAAAGACAGAATGATTCGCTTTGGAGAAAAAGGCGCATCTACCGCTGGTAAACCAAAGCCAGGTGAGTCAGCCGCAATGATAGCCAAGCGCAAATCATTCAAAGCCAGACACGCTAAGAATATCGCTAAAGGCAAAACGTCTGCGGCATACTGGGCTAATAGGGTCAAGTGGAGCTAGGAGTCAGTGTACTTTATCGTAGTCGCAATCATGCTTTCTGGCAGCGGTGAACCGCCAAAGATACCCATCATGGTTGCGAGCTACAGCACTATCAAAGAGTGCAGATTGAATCTTTTAGAAATAGCTAAGTTGCAGGGTTATGAACGTGTTGTTCACCCCTTGCTTAGTTATTCAGTTGTGAAATTATCGCCCACAAAATTGACTACAGCATTTTGTGTTAAGAACATTAATAGTATTTAAAGGAGGTGATCGTGGGGTTGTACTCAAACATAAACGCTAAACAAAAAAGGATTAAAGCAGGATCGGGAGAGACCATGAAGAAGGCGGGTGCGAAAGGCGCACCAACCGCTATGGACTTTAAAACGTCAGCCAAAACAGCTAAGAAAAGGAAGTAAAAATGCCAAACGTCAAAGGAAAGAAGTTTCCCTATACCGAAACAGGTAAGAAAGCAGCCGCAGCATACGCTGCTAAACCAGCAGTTAAGAAAAAGCCAGCTAAGAAAACAATGTCAAAGTATGGTTATTAAAGAGTGTAATTAGTGTGGTCGTCTCCGCTTGAGCTATATCCTGCTCACGCTGCTCTTATCGCAGCACCACAAGGTCAAGTGCAAGTAGTAGAGCCTCAAGTGGAGTACCGGCTTCAATCGTATATCCCAGTTCAGCCTCCAAAGGCTCCTTACCAATTAATTCAACATAATTATTCTCAGAGGTTGTGGATATGTTAGCAGAACTTATGATAGCTAACGCCGCGTTCAAAGTGATTAAGACCACATTGGAGAATGGCCGTGAAATTGGAGCTGCTGGTGCAGCACTTGGAAAATACTTCGGTGCTGAAAAGGCAATTCAAAAGCAAGTCGCTACTGGTACTGGAAACGTACTAGAGGCTTTCCAAGCTAAAGAGCAGCTTCGTATCAACGAAGAGAATCTAAAGTTCATGCTTAATAAGCAGAGACTTCATGGATGGGTAGACTTTTTAGCTTTCAAAGCACAATACACGCGAGACTTGCGAGAAGCAGAACAAGAAAAAGTAAGACAAAGAGTTGCAAGACAAAAAGCACTAGACGCAAACTTGTCGGCAGCTATTAAGGCATTCGGCATTGTATTGGTAATAATCGCAGCCGCATTTGGCGTTGCATTTTATGTGAGATAAATAATGAGCAATTTAACAGATGCAGAGAAAGACGAGATTGCTGAACTAGCGGCTGATAAAGCATACCAACGATTTTATGCCGTAGTTGGCGAGAGTGTCGTCAAGAAAGCAGTTTGGATTTTAGGCGCAGGTGCAGTTGCAATTTGGGTTTATTTCAATGGAGACATTCCAAAATGAGTAAGATAATAGAGATGCTACGGAAGCATGAGTCTGTGGAGACTCACGCATACGAATGTTCTGCCAACAAAATAACTGTTGGAGTTGGCCGTAATATAGATAAGGATGGAGGGATAGGCTTGTCTAACGACGAGATAGACTTTCTTTTAGCTAATGACATTGAACGTGTAAATGGTGAGCTACTGCGTAGCTTTGATTGGTTTAACTCATTAGACCAAGTGCGAAAAGATGCGATTATTGACTTGTGTTTTAACATTGGACTTCCTCGTATGAAAGGCTTCAAGAAAGCTTTAGCGGCGATGGACGGTGCTGACTACGATACAGCAGCAACAGAGTTCCTAGATAGCCGCTGGGCTAAACAGGTTGGATCAAGAGCCGTTACCATCACGAACATGATTCGGTCAGGAGAATATTAATATGGGAATACTCAGTAATATATTCGGCAGTGGAGATGTAATCTCAAAAGGAATGGATCTGATAGATTCATTTCACACGTCTGATACTGAGATGATCGAGGCTCGTACTGCTGCAAAAACACAGCTTATGCAAAGTTATGCCCCATTCAAGA